TCTTCTTCGCTAAACACAAAGTCTTTACTCAATATACCCAAACCTTTTTGAATCAAGGCATTTCCAGTTCCAAAGTTGACTGTCTGGAATCTTACTTCTTCTGAATCTCTGCCGTTATGGATTCTCAAGATCCTATGGTGATTAACGTATTCAGTCAGAGCACACCACACACCGTAAGATGTTCCGTAGACACCTGGAACTTGATTGGTTCTTTGATCATTCAGCAATCCCACAAAAGTCTCTACAGATTTATCAAGTATCCGTTCTGATCTTACACTATTCGGTAATGGGAAGAGACTCCGAAACCATTCAACGGCATCCTCTTTTCTCATGGGTTTTGTTACCAGTCGATTCATTAAGGCATCAAAAGAAGTGATTTCTTGATTGTAGTATTTCAGCATGTCTTTGACTACTTCAATTCGATTTCCTACAAACTTCGTATGCTTCAAATTGAAGACCTTGCTACTGGTATTAGCCATGCTGTTTGTGGCATGTCGATAGGATTGAGCACTTCCTGATAGACCGTACATACCATTGAAAGCGGTAAGCATGATAAAGCCTAAGTCTATTTTATCATTCTCTACAAACTCACGTTCCGCAAGCTTGAAGGAAATTCCAATTACTGATCCTTCATGGAGACTCAATACACCGTTAATAGATCCACCAGTAGCTTCAAGAAGTTCACCAGCCATGTCATAAAGCACTTGTGGCTGGACTGGTTCCCAGTTAATTCCCACAATACCCAAGATCTTATTGGTATCTTGTCTTGCAATGGCTTTGTGAGTATCAACCAATACTTCTCTTTCGGATCTTAACCGTTGACCTTCTACTTCAAAGTTATGTGAGATAACTCTTGCTGTTTCAGGATTCGTAGTATCACAACTTTCAAAATACATAATTACTCCTCTTCTCCGTCTATTAAAGGATCATTTGAAATTAAAGGTTCATCTCCACCATATTGTTTGAAGACATCTCTACGTTCAATAGCTTTGTCTTTAAAATTTTGCTGAATCTCTTCTGCATTTTTATCAAAGCTTATAAACTTCGGAACAATAATAGCAAACATAACAGACAGGATGATCAAAACCGCTATCAGTTCTATTAAAGTAAAGCCCTTATTATTTTTAAGTCTGTTCATTAATGACCTGTAATTGTTACCTCAAAAGAAGAAGTCTTATTGTCCACCTGATAGGCAACTCCTTCTCTGGTTAATTGCGATAAGTAAATTGCCAGTAACTTTGTTCCTTTTTCGTCTTTCATAAATTCTACTTTCATTTTTCCTCCTAGAAAAAAGGATGCTCAAGTTTTTCGTTATTGGTCTGATATCCATTTGCTTCTACTTCATAATGTTTATCATCTAATACGTCATAACCATAACCAGTTAAAGTGCTTTTGGATAAACGGATAAGGTATCCTGTAGAGGATCTGAAAACATTCCGTCTACGTCCATGACGGACTTTCTCAAATACCCTGCAATTATCAGGAGCACCATACAAACCGTTAGGATGGTGAAATAATATCTTCTGACCGAATTTGATTTTAGGAGCATTGAGATTTTTCCTACAGCGTTCTCTCCATTCGTTAGCCCATTTCTTTGACTCTTCTGAAATGGGATGATCTTCTACAGGAGTCAAGAGATCCAGAATTGAAGCAGGACAATTAGAAATGTTTGGCCCCATTGACTCATCCATATCTTTATAGCCAAAGTTGTAGTAGGCATCTCTTGTGTAGTTAAGCATGAAGCAAGCCGCCCATACATACCGCTCACCAGTCTCTTTGTCAATTGATTCTACAGCGGCATATGCTTCTTTGAATTTGATAGCGGTTTTAAGACAAGTGTTTTTCTTCTTGTCTGTTTCCCACGTCAATGTTTCTTTGAGCCATTCCGTTACGTTATTGGGTTTCTGGTGATACGTCCAGCCCATGATTTTTCCTTTCTATTCTAAAGGTGAATCGCAGTTAAAGCACCTTCCGTTATTGAGTTCTTTTTCCAAAGAGACATTTACGAATCCACAAACAGGACACTCCGAAAGATCTCTTTCCTCTTCTTCTTCATCCTCAAATTCTTCTTCAAAATTATCATCCATGATTTTTTCTCCATTCGGACATCCAATGGTTTTCGGCTTCTTCTTCTGAAACCTTCCGTCCTAATTTATTTTCAATCTCTCTCCACTCTCCTCTGATTTCTCTAAGCTTCGCATTGATAGCGGTTCTGGAAAGCTCACCGTCACAGGAAAGGTTCTCTGGAGAAAGCTCACCGCAAAGGACACCAAGAGCATCCATTAACTCTTTTTCCGTTTCTGGCATTTTGGCATCCTTATTAAATATACGCCTATACGCCAATCTCCTCTCCATATAATAGGTAGAAGATCTCTTTTGCCGTTTGCGTTTACCAAGACCGATACCAAGCTTATTCTGCTCTTGGATTTTTTTCATCATATTGGAAGTGGCTTTATACTTCTTACCGTCCTTCTCCAGAAGCCAAGACCGTTTGATGGTTCCAGCGATCTTGTAAGTCTCACCATTTAACTGTACTTCTTGACCGATTTGAAAATCCATAATTTTCTCCTATGCGAAATTAAGCTCCTGATTATTGTCTTCGCTATCTATCCACTCCAAGATAGCCATGAGTTTATCACAAGCACTACGGACTTCTATAATGGTATAAGGTTCGGAAGCACGTACTTGTGCTTTAGAAATTTCGTCTGCCAGATTGACAGCAAGGGAGTACACCTGATCCCTCTGGAAAGTAATGATACCCATTTGAGGTTTGGAAATGGGAGATCCAGCTTTCGCCAGAAGTCCAGAGTATTTAATTTCGTTGCCGTTAATCGTTGTGTACATTCCCATTTGTGATTCCTTTCTTTTTTCAGGTTATATCTAAGTCTACCTTATATAAGATAGAATGTCAAGCACTTTTTTTATTTTTTTTATGCAGGAGCCGTTACCGCTTCAAGCTCTTCCATGTAAATATCACATTCGTCTGGAGTCAAGCCCTGCTTGCATCTACGCTCACACACTTCAAAGCAAACTCTCTGGACACCCTTTTGACCATGATAAATAATTCCGTTTGATGTCCTCTTACCACAATAGAACCAATGATTTTCTGACATCTTATTTCTCCTCTTCACCCATATAAAATCTGGTTAAAAGATCTTGAGTTTCAGGAACACCAATTTTCGTCCATTGGTTTTTAGCGGCATTTGAAAAGTGAATTGAAGTCCACTTGTTAATGTTCCGCTGATCCTTTGGTAGATCACCAATTGTACCGATTAACATTGCTAAGAAACAAAAATGCATGACGTATCTCCTTTCTAATCGAAAGCTTTTTCACATTCTTCGCAAACATCATCTAAACGCTTGCTACGCTTGACTTTGCGGAAAGACACCCCACAAGCGCAACAAATTTTTTTCGCCTTTAACAGTTTGTCATGTTCGATATTCGCTTTGATTTGTTCCCCAGTTAAGAATCTCATGTCTTCTCCTTTTCTCAGTTTCTATAATCATTCTATCTTATATAAGAAAGAATGTCAAGATTTTTTTTTCAAAATAATTTTAACCGTATGCAAAAACCATGCCAAAAATAACACTTGACAAAAGATTTTTTCTATAGTACGATCAGGTTATTAAATCGAACTCATTCCCGATTTTTTTGACGTGGTAGCGGCTGGAAATTTAGTTGGAATGAGAGTTGGTCAAGAGTTGAGATACCGCAACATACTTTATTTTCGGCTGGCTACCGTTTTACGAAAGGATGAAAAATGGATTTAGAATTAGCAGAAGTTTTGGTTCAAGTTTTAGAAGATGAGGGCATTGAAGCAGAGCTTAGAGAATCGTACTCTGGCAGAGGTATGTACGGTAAAGAAACGGCTGGTGTGGTTTTAGACGGAGATGTTACTGACATTCTTAGAGCGGTTATCAATAACGCTACATGCTTCATTCAAGAGGAAGAAGAGCCTGTAGAATTTTTCGATCTCTCTGAACGCTTTAGTATCGGGAATCTACGGCAGGACTCAATGGGAATGGGAGTTATTGTTTATTAAGCTCCTCCCCTTGTAAAATCATTTGGAGATGCGGCTTTGTCTCCAAGCATCTGCCTTAATTCAGAAGCTAATGGATCAAGTGGTTTGTCTCCATAAAAATCCGCTTGCTGATCTAATGTCAATGGACGGTTAGGACTCCATACGTCTATAACTGGTTGATCCTTATCTTCTGTTCCTTGTCCAGTTCCAGTTTGTCCTCTTCCCCTACCAATAACATTTATTACAGATCCACTTTCAATGGCACTTCTGTAGAGTGGTGACATATCCAGAAATGTAAGTTGAAGTTGACAGTATGAAGGATAGCCATTGATGTATGGAGCGTTGTATGTAGGCTGTACGGCTGTTAACGCTAACGTAGAATAACGTATAAATTCTTTCGGTCTTGTATATACTTCAAACATGTAAGGAAAGTCAATATCTATACCTCCCCCCAGTAATGCAGGAGAAGAATATTTCATTAAATCTTTGACTGGTTCCACTACATCGAATCTTGGATTTTTTTCAGCTACCAGCATTACTTCAAATGTAAAAGCTCTTCTGTTTGAACTTTCGTAATACAGCGGTGTGTCTACCTTTACTCTAGGTATGCTATGTGGAGAAAGTTTATTGTAAACCCCTTGTACAGCTTTCTTTAGATCCAAAGCTTTATTTGCGGCATTGTTTTTTAATAGAGATTTTACGTTATCTTCTGCATTAGCTTTATCTTCAAATGACTGTACAAGTCCTCTAAATTCTGCTCCGATTTTTGCGGCAGTTCTTATCTTCTGAGCTAATCTACTTCCGATAGATTCATATTCAGACCAGTTATGTACTGCTTGTTCCGTTATAGCTAATGGAGCTAAGAAAGCATATTGCACCTCTGGTGCTCCAGTCTTTACTTTTATTCTTCCGATTCCCTTTGATAATTGGTCTAGAATAGGTCTAGCATTTATGTGTATCCATACGAATTTATTATTTTCAGATTCTACATTTCTAGCCCAAGGATGTTTTCTACTTGGAATTCTTTTTATTGCTGATGTATGACTAGATATATCCGTATTGTTACTTTTTGGCATTGTTTCTCCTTACCAGCTTGCATTGCTGTTTCCTATCATGCTGTATATTTCAGCTATTCCATCTGGTATTTCTTTTTCATCGGTTGTTTTTGATGGAGCATATCCTTGTCCAGCACCAGCCATAGCTACTGCAATATTATCTCCTTGCTCTCTAGATAGTTTTTCTTGGTGTTCTTTTTGTTCTCTGGTTTGTTTCTCTACAGCATCCACAACCGCTTGTGAATTTGCGTCTTGCTGTGCTTTTATCTTTTTTGCTTCCAAATCCGTCATTTGCATGAAGTCTCCTGGAGCTACTGTTCCTGCTTTGCTAACTGGTTCTTGTTCTCCAAATTCTATACCAAACCAAGATAAAAGACCCTTGAATTTATCTACTAGTATTCCAAACCATTCTCCTAAAGTTTCAAAAAATCCTATGATCATTTGCTGTACTGGTTCAGGAAAAATGCTTATCAGATGCTTGAACATGGATTTTATTCCATCAAAGAATCCTTTGATTGCTCCCATCGGCCCACCTTCTATGAATCCCTCAATGAATCCCACTATTGGTTTTAGCCATCCGAAACCAGCTTCTACAATCCATTCAAATACAGCTATAATCTTTTCTGCTACTCCATCTACTTTTACTCCAAATAAACCAAGTATCTTTTCTACTATCCATCCTATAAGTTTAATTGGTAATTCAAAAAAACCCATAACAGCGGCTTTGAGTCCACCCATAATTTTTTCTGCAATAGTTCCTTCTGTAGCATTGAATCCTTTAATGAAGTCAATTACTCCCATAATAATAGTAATGGGCCATCCTATCCATTTCATTCCCCATCGTACCGCTTTAAAAAGCATACCTAGATATTTTGAAAGTCTTGGAAACCACTTCATAAATTTTCCAGTCCACTCTAAGATTTTATCTGTTAATCCTCCTACTCCTTGGAACTTTGCCATGATTTTACCAAACCATTTAAAGTTATATAAGAAGTTTTTTACTGCTGTTAAAATTGTTCCAATTTTAAACATTTTCCATATTGCTTGAAAAGGTTTAAGAAAATATCCTATAGCTCCACCAACTAGAGCTGCCGCAAGCATGGCTAATGGAAGAAGCAATCCTTGGAATTTTTCATCTGGAATAGCAAATTCAAGCATGTCTCTCTTCTCTGCTCTTCGCATGAAGTCAACTATTTTTTGTAGTAGTTTATTTCTCTTCCTATCGGCTGGAGGTACTTGTTTGAAGAAACCGAATAAAGAATCCTTAATGAAGTTAAATATACCCATGAATATACCTTTAATGAAGTCGAAAACTTCTGCTAACTCCCCAAGTACTTCTCGCATTTCACTACCGATTTTACTGAATACGTTTTTGACAGTACCTATAATATGGTCATTTACTCCTTTCCATAAAGACACTCCAAGTCTCAATGTTCTACCTAACATTGTATTTTGTTTAACAGCGGCATCAAACCAATTTTTTATACCTGATCCAATGGACTTAGCCAATCCTCCCCAAGTTATTTGAGTTTTACTGGTTTCGGCAAAATATTTTTTTGCTTCAAGACCAATAAAAGTAGTCATTGTAGTGACACCTTGTTTTTGTTTTGCTAGTTGGTCTTTCTGTTCATCAATAACATCTACCCATTTTTCTTGTAAAAGCTTTTCTTTCTTTATAAGATCTTCTTTTTCCTTTTTTTCAGCTTTTACTTGGGCTGGATTAGCACCATGCATCTCAAGAAGCTTAGTTATTCTAACTATATTCTTATTGATCTGTTCTTGTGTTTTTGCTTCTGCTGGTGCTGGCATAATTAACCTTTCTTCTTACTTGATTTTTTTATTGCTTTTTCTTCTTCTTCCAATTCTTTTATTAACAAGCGTATGTAAATTGACCGCTCAAATTCTGGTATCAAATTACTTACATCTGGACTTATATTCAGCTTTCTTGCAAGTATATACTGTTCTTCTATTATATTTTGCAAGCTGGTAGCCCACAGTTTAATTACGAAAAAAAATTGTCTTGAATTGGAATTGCAGTTTCCCACTCAAATCCACATTTCCTACAGTTTATCTTATATGATAGATCTACTCCAAAGGATAGTTCATCAACTTTATTTCGGATCTTCTCATATTCTCCTGTAGGAATGTTTTCCAGAAGATATTTCTTATCAGTAATCTTTAGATTTTCATCTATACCACCTTCTGTCTCTATTTTTTCTATAGCACAAGCGTTATACAGAATTTGTAATTCTGCTTGTTTCTGAGTAGGAGACAAATGTTCGTGGATCATAGATGGTTTAACTTCTGATTTCTGATGTTTCCTTTTTAATCTTCTCAAGTGTACTTTGATTCCGCTTCCTAGATCTACAACTGTATTAGCATTTGGATCTAAAGGCTTCACAGGAAGTTTATTAAGATCAACTCGGTTTAATGTTTGTGATTTGCATTTAGGACAAGTTAGAGAGAATTCAAGAACCTCACCTTTTGACTTCTTTCTTAATTCTACTAGAAGAAAGAATCTGTCTTCTAAGTAAAGATCATCAATATTAAAGTCCTCTGACAAAACACTAGATGAAATGAGATCATCTAGTGCTTGTTCTTGAATTATTAGATTTGTTTCGTTCTCGTAGGTTAAAAGTTTTTTTAATTCTCCAGTATTTACTGGTTTAAATTTTACTTCCTGTTTGTTTCCTGGTAATTCAGTTGTAAACTCATAAACATTTACATAATCATAAAACTTAGGTCTTTGTTCTTCTGACATATTACCTCCTTAATTCACATTGTATTTATATTATAAAGCTGGTATGTATGGTGTTCCACGTCCACCTGTCTCTGATCTCTTTACTTCGTGATAACTGTAAGTAAAAGTTACATCAAATGTAGCGACTTCTGTAGAAGAGTAATCTACCGAAATCTGACCAACTTCTTTGGGCCAAGCATCATGTAAAGTAAACTCAAGAATAACCTGTCCTTCATACCCTAACATTTGTAGGATCTGATCCTTCATATGCACGTCATGTGTAGTGTAGAAGTTAGTTATCGGATTATGAATTAAATTACTCCATCTTTCAAACAGGTCACGAACTTTGGCTTCAAGATCAACATTGAAAGTAATGGTGACATCCGTATAGGTATGTTTACCACCAAACTTCCAGTCAAATCCCTGCCAGTTAATAACTACTTCGTCCATAGCTGTAGATGGCATCTGAGCAGTTTTTACTAGAAACAAAGTTTGCTGTTCTGTTAACGGAGCTTGTAAAGCTGTAGGCCAAGATGGTTGATAGTAAAACAGAGAACTCTTTGCACCATCTCCGAATCCAGCTTTAAATCCTTCTATGTTAAAATTTCTTACATCTGGCATTTTTCATTCTCCTTAGTGTAGTTATTAAGCCCAATCAGGATCAGATATGATATCTCTACCGTCATCGTCATCTCTGGTTGCGGCTCTGTTTTTTCCTCTTCGTGTGGCAGTTTTTGATTCCTGAGTTAAAATATCAGACTCAAGGATATCATATACTGGATGATAACCTATAGAGCTATCATCTCTCACATAGTAATGTATCTTATGTCTCAAAGCTGTTACTTGCTGTTGACTATTTTTTAATTTTCCTGTTCTTGGAGATGGCATAGTACCATCTTGGAAAATTTGTGTTTCGCTTAACAGAAATTTATCTCCTGCTACAGTTGCGGCTAGAGCAGAAGCAGGGGATGTGTAGTTTACTAATGCATTAAATTCTGTTTCTTTCATAGTTCCTCCTTTTATTCTTCCAGTAAAAGGGAGGGATTACTCCCTCCCATTGTACCATTAAGGTGCTTGAGCGGCTACAAGCTCCGTAAAGCTTGCTCCAGTCTTGGTAGCAATCAGGTTAAGGACGATAAATTCAGCCGTTCTTGTAGGCTTAATGTAGATATCACACCATAACTCATTTCTATCAATTCTTTCTGGAGTATTGTTTCGCTCATCACAAACAATAAGGTAGTCAAAAATACCTCTTCTTGCCACAATATCTCTTAGGAACGGATCAATAAGATTTATGATCTGTAGCCTTGTAAAAGTATCATTGGGTTCAAATAAGAAGTACTTCAATGAAGTAGCAATTGCTTTTGCTAGAATGATGAAAAGTCTTCTAACATTAATTCTGTTAAATGCAGAAGTCTTATCCAGCATATCTTTCTGACCCCAAATTACTTTGCCTTGACCTGGAAAGCTGACAATTGGGTTGATGCCGTTTTTGTAAAGAATATCTCTTTCCCCAAGGACAGGATTCCAAGCAAGCTTTCTTACGTTTTGTAGAATAGCTCTGTTCAATCCAGCAGGAGCAAACCAAGCTTCCGCTACATCGTCTGTATTGGCAAAGATACCAGCCGCATGTCCAGCGGCAGGAATCCATCTATGCTTGTTATTCCACTTGTCAAATACATTCAACCAGTTTCCATACAGAGCAACATAACTAGAGTTAACATTCCATCCACCATCGGAAGTTCCAGGTGAACTCAATTCTCCAATTCGCCAATCTCTTAGATCTGTAGCTTCGTTACCTCTGTTATTTACTACCAGACCTTTAGGTACATCCATAACTCCCATAGCGTCTTTTCTTCCTTCACAAATAGACAGGATAGCATCCTTTACTGTAGTGGATTTGTTAGAGTCGATAAAAAGATTAACATCTATTCTTTCTGAATCAGAATAAAGCTCATACGCTTCAATGATATCTCCATCTTGAATAGAATCTCCTTGATCATCCACTCCTCCACCTAAAGTAATGTAATCAGCCATGTATTTGTTTTTCATACTCTGGTTGTTAAATCCAGCGGAACTATCGGTAGTAACTCTAATGTACCTTGATTGATCATTGATAACTGTTTCAACCCATTGTGCTCCACCTTCGTCATCCTTGGCTTTAGGATCTGTACTAACCAGAAATGCTTCTACTACTTCATATGGAATTATTTTCTTGTTAATGTCTTCTTGTTCAGCGGCTTTGACTATAACTAGAAATTCTTTATCATCGTCAAAAGCCAAGTCAACTTTATCATTCACGTCATCGTAAAGTTCAGCGGAAAGACCTAAAGTAGCTGTATCAGTTCCTTTTCTGATTTCATTATATGTGTCTCTTCCCATCAGAGCTACTTTTACATAGTTTCCCCATGATCCTCTTGAATTAGCAATAAAGGACATTTGTGATCCTGCTTCTGGTCTACCAGCATTAAACGGTAGATCCTCCTCATTAAACTCATCTGGATCTTCTCCAGCAAAGTCTGATAGTTGAAAGGCGTTATATTGAGTATACTGAGTAAACGGTTGACCTCCAGATGCAAGAGTTCCATAAGCTCCAGCAAAGGTAGCACTAGGAGCCATAACTCTTGTACAATATAGATTCCTTCCAAACTGTAGAAAACCAGCGGCACTCATAATATCTTCGTATGAATCATCTTCTGGTGTTCCGAAAATTTCTGTCAATTCGTCCATGTTATTGACTAGTTGCCTTTTTAACTCTGGCCCCTTCCAAGTATTCCTTAACACACTCACACCTATGGATGTTGCAACGGCAGGAATAGTAGTCGTAAGATCTATTTCATTAACGTCTACTAAAGGTGATAAATATTGTGCCATAATCTCTTCCTCCTATTCATATCGGTAAACCGATAGCTTTTTACTTTATAGTTAAGATTAATCCCATTCCTGATTTTCCAATATCTCCAACTCTAATACTATTAACTTCATATTCTTTGTTTTTATATTGTACAATTACAGGAAGATTATCTTTTAAATCTTTTAAATTTTTTAAACTTCCTACAGTAACAGCTTCGTTTATATTTTCAGTTGTGTCTTCATTCAAAGCGTTCTCTAAAAACTCTTTCATTGTACTAGCCATAATCTTTTCCTCCTGTTACCGATAGCTTCTCTTAATAATTGGATATACTTCTATCCTATATTACTTATAAGAAAAGAAGTAACTTCTCTAATACTATTTATATTTTTTTTACTTTTTTGAAGAAAAAATAAGGTTTTATACGTTTGTGGGTGTCTTTACTATGAAGTAATCATAGGTGAAATTGACGGTACTTTCTAAATACACATCTCCCTCCCTTGTGCTGAAAGAAAGTTCTCCCAAAGTGGAGGGCCAGATGTCTACAAATTGAAGTTCTACTACTGGTACTCTATAGTTGGAGAATACCACTAGGCTTGCATCTACAGCATAGTCTCTATGCTCTTCATGTTTTACTTGATTATCATTGACGTAGCTCATCCATTTGAAAAGCAATTGCCAGTTCTTTATATTTGCATCCACAACATAACTCACCAGCCATGTATCAAATTCCATAGGCTCTAACACATGCTTTGTCTTATGGCTCTGCCAGCGTAGCTCTTCTTCTGATAAAGACACACTTGGAATTACAGCGGAGAAGATATTCATAATAAAAGGATTGTTAGCAGTAATACTACTCTCCGTTGGCAGTTTCGGGAATATCAACTGAAAATTCGTAGGTGTAGCTTTGTCAATGCTGTTTATAGGTGATTGACCGCAACTTATAGTCATTTATTACTCCTTAGAACATTTTTCTTTGAGTAGGACTGGTTTTTCTCCATTTCTCAAAATTTGCTATTCTTGTCTGCATGTCCTTTATTTCTTTAGCCGCCATTGAAGCTGATGACACACTTGCTAAATAGTCACCAAATCCACCTTGCCGCAATGGATAGTCAAAAATGGTTCCATATGTAATTGCTTGGAATCCCTTTACTAGTCTTTGTATCTCTGTAGCATAATCCATTATATTTTTCTTCTTCATTAGAGATACAAATCTTTTATAGTCTTTTTCTGCTTTTTGAGCTACTTCTTGAGTATTCATAAGCATTTCTTTATATTGGTCTTTGGTCATTGCTTCACCCAAATATTTATCTATTAAATCCATTTTACTCCTCCTACGGTAGATTAATCTCATCTAATTCTTTAGCTATTTCGTATAATCTTTTATACAAATCTTCTGATAATTTATGTATCTTTTTATCTCTCATAGCTTCATTTAATAGAGGTTTTATAAATTCATACTTCCATACTTTTTCATCTAAAAGATATTGTAACCGTTTTAGTCCTTTACCAGCTACAGCATCTAGTCCTTTTTTCCAGCCTAGCGGAGTGGCTTCACCCAAATATTTATCTATATTTTTCATTTTACTCCTCCTTATTCCTCTCTACCTAGAGAGGTTCTGCGCTCTGTCATGGTTCAAAGAGATTGTATTTAACAATCAAATCTCCGTCTTCTATCTTACCTCTGAGATCTATGATGGTTCCTCCCGAAGCTCCTGATGTGAACGTGGAATCCGTATCACCAACGTACTGACAGAAAGCATCTGGATCGGTAAACATACTAGCAAAAATCTTCTGGATAAGCTTGGTTGATTGTAGTGGTTTAAAGAACCATGTTTGTACTTCAAAATCCAGAGTATAGTTAATTACTCTATACTCTTCATCTGGCATTTCGTGACTTACTTCTGGAGTAGCACTTCTGAAAATTACTTTAACATCGAATTCAATACCTACTTCTTCTAGTCCTACTCTTATGAAAATATGAGGAGCAAAAAAAGGTAATATCTGCTCCATGATCTGATCAATATCTACCATATGTAAAGTCCATATATTCATGGTAACAGTTAGATTATATGGAATTGGATGTAGATATTTTAGGAACTCTCCTGTTTCTGTATTGGCTCCTTTGCATATTTCAAATTTATCGTTTACCTGTCTTTCGGAAGCCCAGTCAATAGAAGATACCCATGCAGTTATCATAGGTAGAGTTATGTCATCTTTTCTGGTGTTTAACCAGTAGTAAACCTTCTCCTTGACTGATAGCTTTATAGGAACTTCAACATATTTCTCAATTGATTTTCCGTCTGGAGTATACCTAGCAATCTTGATGTCATTAAAGGCATCTAAAAATTGTATTAGCGTTTTTCTAAACACATGAAAAAAGAAATAATTCTTCATTTTACCATCCTAACATTTGTGCTGTGATTTTAGCAAAAGCCGCTGGATCATAATCAGCAAACTTATACTCTTTATTTATAACATCATTACTAGTATGCATGTCTACTGATTTTATAGTTATGATCATTCTAAATATAGATGGAGTCCATTTCGTTACAGTAAAAATTACCATAAGCTCTGTAGATAAATCGCTTCTGTTTACACCTTCCATAGAAAACGCATAACCAGATGCTAATTTATCATCTCTCCATGTTATTTTGAATCCACCTTTTTTTCCAAATGCTCTCATAAAAGCATTTTCCATTGTATTCATAAGACTTCTATGAAGTTTTGAATATTCGTCAAACAACCCACCTTTTAGTGCTTCTGTTATATAGTTTTGAAATTTTTTCATTTTACTCTCCTATCCTTTAAATAGAATCCATCCTTTGGTTTTTATTCCTTCTCCGTAGTCTATTTCTCTTTGCCCACCTATTATTTTATATCCACCACGCTTTACTATCTCATCCACGAATCGCTTATATATAGCAAGTCTTTTTGGATCTTTGGCTTCTATGATTATGAATGAGGGAAATTTATTTTTTCTAATAAACTCTTCTACTCCTTTTTTCACACCAGAGTATATAGTAAAAACTTCCTTCTTCGTTCTGATATCTAAAATCTTGTCTCCGAATTTTTTACTTACAAAACTTATAACCCAAATATCATGGTTTCCAAAAAATTGTTCTATTGTATACCATGCAAAATTTAGAGGTATTCTTTGTTTACCTTCTTCTCTATCCTTCTTAATCCTTTTTGTCTCTTGAGATATGTCGTTTCTATCTTTACCAGTAAACTTTTTTAATTCCTTATTTGTCAGAGTCTTATCTGCCAGTAGCTTCATACCTACTCTTCTAGCAGAAACTATATAAGTGTCATTGGCTACTTCAAAGCTTGCTTTGAATTTATTCCATTTATCTTCTATAACCTTGACATCTACTGGTTGATCAAATAACTCATTTAGGTATTGTCTGAATCTCATTTTTCTTTTGATATCGCTATTCTTTGTACTGATGTAAATTTATAAGGAACTTCATTCCATTTATTTATTTCTGCTACTTCATGGTCTTTGACTGTAAAATCAATTTTCTTCTTGTCTCCTTTTGAAAGTCTATTGGTTCCAAAATGTTGAATCATATTACCTTCATTGTCTTTCATTACAGTAATGGAACTCCAGCCAAATCTGGTTTCAAATGAATGTTTACGAATGACTTCTACTTCCAATCCTTTTACTCTTTCACCAATAACACCGATATATCCACTCTTTTTGAGAGCTTGTTTATTTAGAAGTTTCTTTTTTAGTTTTCCTACTTTTTCTTGAGCGACATCTTCTTGGAAGTCTTGTATTCTAGGATCTTTTTCGTCACGCTTCCATTCTCTTTTTGTCTTGCTAAGATCAAGTCCAGATCCCCCACCTTTATAGTATTCAAATCCTAATTTATACTTCTCTCTTA